CGAATGAGTACAAGCAAATCTTTGAAAACGTTAGCTTATCAGCAGACTCCAAGTCAGCAGGACGTTGGGAAACCAACCATGGAGGAGAATATTTTGCAGCGGGTGTTGGCGGAGCCATCACAGGTCGAGGCGCTGATCTCCTTATCATTGACGATCCGCATTCGGAACAGGATGCCCTCTCAGCCTCTGCATTAGAATCTGCTTACGAGTGGTACACCTCTGGACCACGTCAGCGTTTACAGCCCGGAGGTATCATTGTCATTGTCATGACACGATGGAGTACCCTTGACCTTACTGAGAAACTGATCCGTAGAATGTCCGAGGCGCATGCTGACCAATGGGAGGTCGTAGAGTTGCCTGCCATTTTAGAAAACGGTGAACCTTTGTGGCCAGAGTTTTGGAAGCTCGAAGAGCTCGAGGGGGTGAAAGCCTCTCTGCCTGTTGCCAAGTGGAACGCCCAGTACATGCAAAACCCAACCTCTGAGGAAGGGGCGTTGATCAAACGTGAGTGGTGGCAAATCTGGGAGCACGATAATCCACCTCCATGTTCTTACATCTTACAATCTTACGATACCGCATTTAGCTCCAAGCAAACTGCTGACTACAGCGCCATTACCACTTGGGGCGTGTTTCGTCCTAGCGATGGGGCACCTGAGTCGATCATCTTGCTCGATGCCAAGCGTGGGCGATGGGACTTTCCAGAACTGAAAGCAACTGCTTACGATGAATATAACTATTGGCAACCGGATACGGTGTTGGTAGAATCTCAAGCAAGTGGTACACCTTTGACGCATGAGTTGAGAATGATGGGGATCCCTGTGGTGAACTATCGACCTACCAAAGGGAAGGACAAAGTTACTAGGGTGCACTCTGTATCGCCTGTGTTTGAAGCAGGGATGGTATGGGCTCCAGAGTCCATCTTTGCGGATGAGGTGATGGAGGAATGTGCAGCATTTCCGTATGGCGAAAATGATGACTTTGTAGATTCGACAACACAGGCTATACTTAGATTTCGTCAAGGTAACTTTGTGAGATTGGCTAGTGATGAAGAAGATGAAGAGCCAATCCCCAAACAACGAATATATTATTAGAGGTTAGGATGTCGAAGAAAAAAGATTTCATCAAAGGTGGCTACGATATAGCTGACAAAATTTCTGAGAAGATGAAAAAGAAAATGCGTGCAGGCAAACTCAAAATAAAATCTAAAGATCCAGAAGTTCAAAAAATGCTTGATGATGTTATTGGCAAACCTACCAAGATTGGAACCGTTACCACAGAAAAAGGTGTCCCCATTATTAGAGATGCTCGTGGGAACGTAAACAAAGAGCTTACCAAGATGGCTGAAGATTTATTATCAGGCAAACCTAAGAAGATGGCGGGCGGTGGCTTGGCTGTCAAAGGTCTTGGTAAAGCATTTTTAAAAGGAAAGTAATCATGTCAAAAAAACAAGCAATCAAAGGCGCTACAGAGTTTATTGAAAGAGCAGGCAAAAAAATAAGAAGAAGAATGACTGAAAAAGAAAACAAAGAGTTTTCTAAAAAGTTTAAAGAACTTTCAAAAGACAGTAAAAATCTAGAAGCTAATCCAAAAAAACTAAAGATAGATTCAGGAAAAGCTGCAGAAAGAGCAGAGATGGATGCTTTTAAAATGGCTGAAAGAGAAGCTAGAGCGCAAAGAGCTTTTACTGACCCAAACATTAAAAGAAAAGCAGGGACAAGAAGAAGCAAAGACGAAACCACTAAACCTCTTAAATTTAAAAATGGCGGAATCGCTGTTAGAGGTTTTGGTAAGGCGTTTATGAAAAGCAAAAGATAATGGCAGTAGAAAAAGCAATCAGTGTTGAAGATCAAGTTGATCTTAAAGTTAGAGATCGATCCAAAGAGATGGAGATCGAAGTTGATGTCGAAGAGGCTCAACCAGATCTAGATTCTTTTGAACAACTTGATGATGGCACTTTAGTCTTTGGTGCAGTTGCACCTCCGCTAGAAGATACAGACTTCTATGCTAACTTAGCTGAAGTCATTGACGATCAAGAATTAAACGTCATCAAGAATGACCTTATGGGGAATGTAGAAGCTGACAAGTCTTCAAGAGAAGAGTGGGAGCAAACCTACCGTGACGGTCTAGAATACCTTGGCATGAAGTATGAAGAAAGATCTGCTCCATTCGAAGGCGCATCTGGAGTCATGCACCCATTGCTTGCTGAGTCTGTAACTCAGTTCCAAGCACAAGCTTATAATGAGATCCTTCCGTCTCAAGGCCCTGTGAAGACTCAAGTCATTGGCATGGCAAACCCTGAGACAGAACAACAAGCATCGAGAGTTCAAGAGTTTATGAACTATCAATTGATGCAAGTCATGAAAGAGTACGATCCTGAAACCGATCAGATGTTATTTTATCTACCGCTATCAGGTTCTGCTTTTAGAAAAGTTTACTACGACCAAACCATTGGCAGAGCTGTATCGAAGTTCGTACCCAGTGAAGATTTGATCGTGCCTTACGGTGCTACTGATCTGCATAGCGCAAGTCGTATCACGCATATTGTCGATATGTCCATGAATGACATACGCAAACTACAACAAGTTGGTTTTTACAAAGACGTTGATTTAACTTATGGCAATGTAGATCCTGAAAAGTACGATGATGTCCAAGAAGAGATAGATGAAATTCAAGGCGTCAAACCTAGTTACTCAGATGATGAAAGCTGTCAAGTCTATGAAATACATACAGACTTAGAGATTCCCGGATACGAAGATCTTAACGCTGAAGGCGAAGAGACAGGAATCAAACTACCTTACATCGTCACCATCGCTAACAATAAAGTTTTATCTGTTAGAAGAAATTACAAAGAAGGAGATCCTCTCAAGCAGAGAATCAATTACTTCGTACACTATAAGTTTTTACCTGGCCTTGGCTTTTATGGCTTTGGTCTAACACATATGATCGGAGGCTTGTCGAAAGCCTCAACCTCCATTCTACGACAATTAATCGATGCAGGAACATTATCTAATTTACCTGCTGGATTCAAGGCTCGTGGAATTCGTATTCGCAATGACGATCAACCCCTACAACCCGGCGAGTTCCGTGATATGGATGCTCCGGGAGGAAGTTTGCGAGACGCCTTTGTACCGTTACCGTTCAAGGAACCTTCTCAAACGCTTCTTTCTCTCCTGGGAATCCTTGTCGATAGCGGTAGGCGTTTCGCTTCCATTGCTGATATTCAAGTCGGTGATGCGAATCAGAATGCTCCAGTAGGAACTACCATTGCTCTACTTGAGCGTGGTACAAGGGTGATGTCTGCAATTCATAAACGTTTGCATTCATCACAAAGAATTGAGTTTACTTTGCTCGCCAAAGTATTCAGCGATTACCTACCAGAAAACTATCCATACATGACTGCCAATGGCAATCAGATGATCAAGTCATTTGACTTTGATGAGCGTGTGGATGTGTTGCCTGTGTCGGATCCTAATACATTCTCCATGAGTCAACGTGTGATGCTTGCGCAAGAACTACTTAGAACTGTGCAAAGCAATCCTGAAGTTCATGGACCCAACGGTATTTACGAAGCGTATCGTAGAATGTATTCAGCGATGGGTGTGCAAAACATAGAACAGTTATTGCCACCACCCCCACAACCACAGCCAGTCGATCCAGCTAATGAGAACGCAGGATTAATTTCTGGAATACCAGCTCAAGCGTTTGCAGGGCAAGATCATGATGCGCACATCAATTCGCATTTATCTTTGTATGGCACCGTGACTGCACAAGCAAATCCAGCGGTATTATCTTTGATACAAGCACATATTTATCAGCATGTATCGTTTAGAGCTTCTGAGATTGTTGATCAGCAAAATGCAGAGAACCCTGAGTTCCAAGGCATGCTACAGCAAATCAGTATGTTACCGCCTGAAGTGGCCATGGGGTATCAACAACAAATTCAAGAATCTGTGGCACGAGATGTGGCCGCAGTTGTTTCACAATTGATGGAACAAATCAATCAAGTGTTTATCCCTCCTCCACCTATGCCAGACCCATTAGTAGAGTTAAGGGATAAAGAACTTGATATTAAAGCTGACGATGTACAAAGAAAACGTGAAGAGTTTGCACAGCGTCAACAATTCGATGCTATGAAGGCAATGCAAAGTAAAGATCTTGCAGAGCAAAGACTAGCAATCCAACAAGAAATTGCTATGATGAAAGACTCAATTGCTCGTGAAAGAATCGAGCAACAGAATCAATTCAAAGCAATGGATATCATGCGAGGAAAGTAAATGAGTACAGTTAGACAAAAAGTTGTCCAAGTCAACAAAGAAGCTTGGAAAGCAGAAGAGGAAAAAAACCATGGCAATAAACAGATCATCGATGAGAATGCAAATATCGACATCGACAAAATTGCGAAAGAAGCCGACAAAGAAGCTGAGAAAGTCCTCAAGAAAGTCGTCTCTAAAGTTAAAAAAACCAAGGCTAAACCTAAAGTTAAAAAAACCCAAAGTAAAAAGAGTTAGGCGTGCCACTAAAAAAAGGTAGCAGTCAGAAGACAATTTCTGCTAACATAAAGGAATTAATGAAAAGCGGTAAGAAGCAAAAGACCGCAATTGCCATTGCTTTATCACAAGCAGGCAAAACTAAAAAAAAGAAGGCAAGTAAAAATGGAAAAAGTAAAAAACGTAAAGTCAAGCGTTAACATCAAAGACCAAGGCACCGTCAACTACAAACAAGTAGAAGACGTACCTAATCCTGGCGCTCCAAAACCATACGGTGCTGGAAAGTCAAAAGGCGGTGGTGCTGCTTTGAGAGGAACTAAGTTTAGCGGAATTTATTAATGTCTATTGGGCAATTGAGAAATCAAATGGTAGGAGAACCCACTAGGGTTCCGGGCTATGCTGAAGGCTACGGTCAAGCACCAGGCCAAGCAATGCCATCCATGTTAGCTCAACCCAATCCAATAGGCAGACCCAGTTTGGTTGTTGGAGGACCTGCTTATTACACCCCCCCTGGTTTTCAAGCACCTCCACAACCTACTGAATCATTTTTACCCACTGATGTAAGACCAGATCCAATCGGTCAACAATTTATGCGTCAGTTGGAAAGTCCAATGGGTCAACAGTTTCAACAACAATACGAGGCCAGTCAAGCTCCGATTAGGCAAGCTGAACAAGAAAGACAGCAAGCTGAACTAGCAAGAAGAGATGAAAGATTCCAAGAGTTAATGGATCGTATTGCTCAACTAGAAGGACAACTAGGTGCACAAGAAGAAGCTCCAGTTATGCCTAATATTCCAACCTTCCCAATAGGAGATGGTTTTGAAATAGACTTTTCTCAGATACCTAACTTTGGGAACTTCCTAAATTTTGGCAATCAGATGGAGCCTGTTGAAAGAGAAGACTATCAAGATTTAATGTCTGAAATAAGAGAACTACCTAGAACGCCAGTTGTAGAAGAACAAGAATTAAGAATCAGCGAACCGATTCCAATGCCAATGCCAAGCGTTCCTGCAGAACCAAAAGCTCCTAAGATTGTTCCAAAGATGCCATCAGCACCAAAAATTACAACACCAGTAATTCCTCCGATGCCACCAATTCAAATAACTCCTCAACCAATACCAAGAGTTGAGGTTCCAATTAACTTACCTAAAATAAACATACCACAGATGGAAAAATTTGTGCCACCACCTGTTCCACAAGCAGTGGGCAGTCCTTTGATAAGAGGTAACATTAATAATATTCCAACGTTTGATCTTCCAACAATGGTTCCAAGATCAGTTATTGGTAAATTAGATAAAGGGCCAGGTCTTTAAAACAAACACAAAAAGGAGAGAATTTGTGTGGATGCGATTAAATTAGCAGAATATTTATTTAAAACTTTACGACAAAGACAGAACAATATTGTTGACAGTCTTTCTGCAGGGAATGTACAATCCATGGAAGACTACAAGTTTTATATGGGTGAGTTATCAGCGTTGCGATCCCTAGAACAAGATTTAAAAGAAACGCTGCAAATGGACAATATCGATGAATGACAAAGTCGCAGAAAAAATAGAAGAGAAAGAAGAAACCCAATCAGAATTAGATCAAGCATTTGTAACAGAAGAACAAAGAGTTCTTGATCCAACATTACTTAATAAATCACTGCTAGATAGAATGCCAACTCCAACAGGATGGAGAATACTGGTATTACCCTATCGTGGCAAAGGCGTGACTGAAGGAGGTATTCAGCTCGTCAAAGAAACAATGGATAGAGAGTCCTTATCAACAGTTGTTGCATATGTATTAAAAGTTGGACCTCTCGCTTATAAAGAAACAGAAAAGTATGGCAATCAACCATGGTGTAAAGAAAAAGACTGGGTGTTGATTGGTAGATACGCTGGATCTCGTTTTCGTTTAGAAGACGATCATGAAGTCAGAATCATTAACGATGATGATGTAATTGGAACTATTTTAGACCCGGATGATATTAAATCTTTATAAGAGGTAATTATGGCAAGTGAAGCAGAAAATATAGATATTGAGATAACAGAAGAGAAAATCGAGAAGGCCGCAGTGCCTGAAAGAAAGCGAGTCGAAGAAGAAGTAAGCGATGAAGCTGTAGAAATCTCTTTAGAAGATAACAAGCAAGAGGTTGCTCCTGTAACTGAAGACGAAGTTCAAGAAAACTTTGAGGTTTCTCCTCAAGTAGAAGAGCAAGCTAAAGATATGTCTGAAGTTGAAAAGCGTGCAACTCTAGCTCAAAACAGAATTAACAAAGCTGTAGCTCAAGCAAAAGAGTTTCAAAGAAGAGAGCTGATGGCAGTTCAATATGCTAAAGAACTTAAAGAACAAAACGAGCAGTTAAGACAACAACAAAAAACTCAGATGTCTTCTTACGGAGATGAGTTTAGTAATCGTGTTGACTCTCAGATGACTTTAGCTAAACAAGCTTTGAAACAAGCTACAGAATCTGGTGATGCTGAAGCAATAGCAACAGCTACTGAAGCTCTAACTTTAGCAACAGCAGATAAATCTAGATTAGAACAATATAAGCAAGCTCAAAAACAATACGAAGAGCAAGAGGCCGCTTATGTTCAATCTTTAGAAAATCAACCTCAAGATCAGCAATATACTCAACCTGTAGAGGAATATGCTGAACCTTCACCTAAAGCTCGTGAGTGGGCGCAAAAGAATACTTGGTTTGGACAAGACCAAGTTGCAACATCAGTTGCTTTTGCAGTTCACAAGCAATTAGAGAACGAAGGCTTTGACACTGACTCAGATGAGTATTATAGTGAGATTGATAAACGAGTGCGACAAGAGTTGCCTCACAAGTTTAACGTGGAAGCAGACAAAAAACCCGTCCAAACTGTCGCTTCGCCAACACGCACTACATCGACTGGACGCAAACAAAATAATCGTATTCAATTGACGCCAAGTGAACAGCAATTAGCTAAGAAGCTTGGAGTGTCATTTAAAGATTACGCAATACAAAAAGCGAGGCTACAAAAATCATGAGTAAGAAAGAGATAAAAGTAACAAGAGCTAACAGCAACGATGATAGAGCTCCAAGAGATTCAGAATCTAGAGCTAAACAAGAGAGACCTAAAGCATGGAAAATGCCAAGTGCTCTTGAGTTGCCTGAAGAGGCTATCGAAATTGCAAAATCTCAAGGTATAGTTTATCGCTGGGTTAGAGAATCTATCGCTGGACAAGATGACAAAACGAATGTCTCAAAAAGATTTCGTGAAGGATTCGAACCAGTTAGACCAGAGGAACTACCCGGATTCCATGATTTGCCGACTGTCGATGATGGTCGTCACGCTGGCATCATTGGTGTTGGTGGGTTAATACTGTGCAAGATACCAAAAGAAATCGCAGATCAGCGAAATGAATTTTTCGCGGCCCAAACCGATAATCAAATGAATGCAGTAGAAAACGACCTAATGCGTGAAGAAAATCCTGCGATGCCTATCTCTAGGGATATGAAATCAAGGGTAACATTTGGCGGAGGAAACGGATAATCTGTTTCTTTCTTTACTAACCTTAATTAAAAGGAAACAACTATGGCAAACCAAGATGCTGCTTTCGGCTTGAGATCCAACGGTAAATTGGGTAGTAATGTAAACTCTGAAGGAGTTACTGAATACTCAATTGCTTCAGGAGCAAGCGGAAACATATTTTCAGGCGACCCAGTTAAAATGACTAGTGACGGTACTATTTTAGTAGCGGCTGCTGGTGACGAACTGTTGGGAGTCTTTAGGGGATGTCAGTTTACCAATTCAAGCGGTGAGGTGGTTTATTCAGCTTACTGGCCTAATGGTACTGTGACATCAGATGCGGTGGCTTTCGTAGTTGACGATCCTAATACTTTATTCGAAGTTCAAAGTGCTGCTACTGGTTCAGTGACTCAGACCATTATTGGTCTTAACGCTGACATTGCTTACACTGCTGGTTCAACTGTAGACGGTCAGTCTTCTGTTGAAATTAGTGGAACAATGGCAACAACTGCAGCTCAGTTGAGAATCGTTGGATTCTCTCAAGATCCTGAGAATAATACTTTAGGAACTGGTTCTCAATCAGGAAACGTTAACTTGATAGTCAAAATCAACGAGCACTTCTATGCTCAAACTGGAGGCACATAATAATGGCTATTAATCGTTCACAATTAGCTAAAGAGCTCGAACCTGGCCTAAATGCCTTATTTGGCATGGAGTACGACAGGTACGAGAATGAGCACGCAGAAATCTTTGATACTGAATCTTCAGACAGAGCTTTTGAAGAAGAGACTCTAATCGTTGGTTTCGGTAACGCAAAAGTAAAACCAGAAGGATCAGGCGTTTCATTTGATAACGCTTCTGAAGGTTATACTGCAAGATACAGTCACGAGACTGTTGCTCTTGCTTTTGCTCTTACTGAAGAAGCTATCGAAGATAACCTATACGATAGATTAGGTGCTAGATATACTAAAGCTCTAGCAAGATCTATGGCACACACCAAGCAAGTAAAAGCTGCTTCTGTGTTGAACAATGCTTTCTCATCTAGTTTTACAGGTGGTGACGGTGTTGCTCTAGTAAGTAATGCTCACCCATTAACTGGTGGCGGAACTTTCTCAAACAGACCAAGCACTTATACTGACTTGAATGAAACCTCATTGGAAGACGCTCTTATTTCTATCTCAACTTTTGTTGATGACAGAAATATGATCCTTGCTCTACAAGGAACTAAGCTTATCGTTCCACCACAATTACAATTTGTGGCTGATAGATTGCTTAACACTCCAGGAAGAGTAAGCACTTCTGACAATGACATCAATTCTATAAGAAACATGGGAATGGTCCCAGAAGGTTATTCAGTTAACCATTTCTTAACAGACACTGATGCATGGTTCTTGAAGACAGATTGCCCAGATGGATTTAAACATTTCGAAAGATCTCCTCTTTCAACTTCTATGGAAGGTGACTTTGATACTGGCAATGTCAGATTCAAAGCTAGAGAGAGATATTCTTTTGGTTTCTCAAATCCAAGATGCATATTTGCTTCACAAGGTGCTTAATCCCTATTCCGGGGTAAGGTGAAAACCTTCATAAAGGGAGCTTCGGCTCCCTTTTCTTTTTCTAACTTTTTTGTTTATTTCTCGTAAAATAGTGTATAATCCGAGTAAAACCGTCGGGTTTTATTATGAACACAGCTTTACACGAAAGCGTTAGTCTAGCCAATTCTCCCTGTACAGGCAGGTGTACTACCTCTATGGCTCCTTTTGATGAAAGGTGCAAAGGGTGTGGCAGAGATGTAAATGAGATTAGAGACTGGGAAGCTTATTCAGATTACGATAAAAAGATAATTAATATAAAAAATTGGCTAGAAGGATACAACATTCGTCAAAGACAAGATAAAATAAAATTTATGTCTGTCAATCCAACCAATGAAAAACTAAAAGATATTGAAGGTAAATTAACTACCATTCAAGCTTTAATAGAAATGGTAGGCCAGGAAATTATAGACACTTACGGTAAAGATCCATCCATAGAAGATTCATACAAATCACTATTCAACTCTAGAGAAAAAGTTTTACAAGCAAAACAATCTCTTCCACATTTAGATTAAATAAAGTAATATTATACAAACCGAGGTAACTTGTTGCTCCAACTGACTCGGCAGACTTACTCCAAAGATGGCGCAACTTATTTAGGCAGGAGAAAATAATGGCTAAATCAACTTTTTCAGGTCCAGTCAAATCATTGGGTGGATTTATTTCAGCAGGGGTTAATAACTCTGTTTCTTTAACCGCAGATACAACTTTAACTGTAGATGCACATGCAGGTAAGATACTTTTATGTAATGATGCTGATGGTAAATTTACTTTACCTTCAATCGTATCAACTACTCCAAGTGATCCAACTGATCCAAACCAAACTAACAACATTGGAGCTTCTTTCTTTTTCTACATTGAAACTTTAGCAACTGATCTTGACATCAAAACTGATGGTACTGATAAGTTTAAAGGTGCAGTAATTGTAGCTATTGATGATAGTACAAAGAAAGCTTTCGTACCCGGCGCAACAAATGATGTTATGACACTGAATGGTACAACTAAAGGTGGTATTGTTGGTAGTGTAGTTCAGGTAACAGCTATTGATGCAGCTACTTATCTTGTTCACAATTCTTTACTTATTGGTTCAGGAACTATAGTTACACCATTTGCTGACGCATAATTTAGGAGAACAATATGGCTGATGCAGTAACTTCAACAACGCTATTAGATAGTGATAGGTTTGCTATTATACAGCTCACCAACACATCTGATGGAACTGGAGAGTCAGCAGTCAAAAAAGTAGATGTCAGCGCACTACAGGCTAATAGCCAAGGTGAGGCTTGCACAGGTGTTCGTCTTGCAAAAATTGTTTACTCTACATTTGGAATGAGTGTAAAACTTTTGTGGGACGCATCAACTAACACTATTTGTTGGGACCTAAATTCAGACTATACCACTGACGAAGACTTTACTGACTTTGGTGGCATAAGAAATACTTCAGGTACTGGCAAAACTGGTGACATCATGCTTACAACAACTGGTGCTGGTAGTGGTGACTCATATGTAATAGTCTTAACTCTTTATAAAGATTACGACTAAAATTAAATTCTAAAGTGGCAACAAAAAAACGAGCAAAGCCCATACGAAGAACGACAAGAGGCTCAAAGGCTAATTATCGTCCCACCAAGAGTGGAGCTGGTATGACTAAGCGAGGTGTTGCCGCTTATAGAAAAAAGAATCCGGGTTC